CTTTAGTAAGGCCGCAGCCTACGCTTCACTTATCGCTGGTGAGGTAGGACTTGCCGGGCGGGATGCCTTGAGCTCCAACGCCGTGTACCTTGGCCGCTACGAAACCCAGGGGCTTTTGAAAAATACCAAGATTGATGCAGGTTCAGGCCGCATGGTACTGGAAGGCTTGATTGAGCCCCAACCCAAGACCGCCAACGGCTACCGCTTCTACGCTTCCAACCTTGTGCCTAAAATTGGCGTGGGAAGCGATGAGCTGCCCTTGATCTTTGGCGACTTTTCCGAAGGCCTGATTTTGGCCACATGGGGAACTCCCGTGCTGATTGTGGACCCTTACAGCCAGAAAAAGAAAAGCCTGGTAGATATCCACCTGGAGCAATTTGCTGATGTGCTTGTGCGCAAGCCTGATGCCTTCGTTGTGTTCCCGGATGCAGACGCCGCGTAATTTGACCCACCAAACCCCAAAAGCCCTGCCGTATGGTGGGGCTTTTTTTTTACCTTTGATATTATGCGCACAACCTACGCCACCCTGACAACCCCGCCCGTGTCTTTGGATCAGGTAAAAGCCTTTTGCCGGGCAGATAGCGACCTGGACGATAATTTGCTGGACGGCCTAAACAAAAGCGCCACAGACGAGTTTTACAGCCTTTCGGGTTATATGCCCGGTGAGTGGGATGTGGAGATGGTAGAGCCCTTTGCCTATGAGGTGGTAATAACCACCCCGCGGCCCTTGCTCCCCGCGCCCACTACGGTGGCCGTAGATGGCTCCGCTTTGACCGGCAGCCAGTACACCTACCACGAGGCTACCGGAACGCTTACAATTAACGCAGAGGTCCCAGAAGGGCAAACCCTGGCCGTTTCCTTTTTGGGGGTTGGCGACAAGACCCCACCCCACGACATTACCCTGGCTATCTTGCAGAAAGTCAAGGAGGCCTACGATTACGGCGATAATTTGGAATGGAAAAGCGTTAGGGCTTTTGACCGGATAGCCTACCGCTACCGTGAGGACTTTGCCCACTAAGCCATGCAACTGGACCGAAAAATAACAATAGAAAAAGCCACGTTCACAACGAACCAGGCAGGGCAGCCGGTGTCTGGATGGGTAGCTATCTACCCCTCAATTCATGGCCATATCTTAACGGACAGCGCCAGGGAGGGGGAAGTGGCTTACCAGATGAATGAAGAAACCACCGCCCGCTGGGTAGTGAGAAACCTCCCCGGAATAGATCACACCTGCCGCCTACTTTGGAACGGGCAGGCGTACAATATACACGGGGTGACGCCCTACCGCATGAAGCAGACCGAGCGCCCGCGCTACTGGCTACTTAACACCCTACTGCAAGACCCAAATCAAAATGGCTAAGCCTACCGTCATATTTGACCAGAATAAGCTACTGCAGGACTTTCCGCGGAAGTTTAGGCAGGCCGTAGCCCGCACGGATGCAAACGAGCTGCGCCCGATCTACACCAGTATTGCGAAAAAGCTGGAGCCGGTAGTGGAGGCTTTTTTTTACTCAGGCGCCCAGAGCAGCGGAAGCGGAACAACGGCCAAGTGGGGAAAAGGAACGGTACGCAGCCTGCGGGAGACGGTGGATGTTTTTGCCAACAAAAGCAACCCGAATAAAGCCTACGCCGTGCTTGGCCCCCATAAAATGTATAGCGGAGCCATGCGGGGAACGCCCGCGCACGACCTCTTTTTGAAAGGGGAACGGGCCGCACGGGGCACGGGAAGGGAACGCCAGCGACTAACCCGGCGCTTTAAGCAGGGGCGCGGTGGTGTTGGCGGAATGGTGGCAACTGCCCTGCGCCTAAGAGGCAGCACGGTGAAATACCCCTACCGCCCCGCCTACGCGCGCGCCAACGGAGCCGCGGCTGCGCTTTACGTGCAAGCCTTCCGACAGACAGACAATAAAGTAATCCAGGCCCTAAGAACTGAATTTAAAGTACAATGAACCAGCCAGCCCTTGTGAAAACAGCCCTTTCTACCGTGCCCAGCCTGGCAGGGGTAAAGGTGCAACTGGGCCGTGTGGAACCGGGCGCAGCCCTTCCCTTTGTGGCTTTTGAGATTTCAGACAGCCAGCCAGCCACCACAAAGCGCAGGCTTGCGGCCTACCGGATACCCTTTCAAGTGGCTATTGTAACGCCAAACCAAGACCAAGCCCAAGCCTGGGCAGATGATATAGAAACCACGCTCTACAACTACCGCACCGCAGAGGTGCAAGGGATCAGGCCGCTGGGCCGTGCCCTTTTGAACATGGAGGGCGTGGAATGGCCTATTTTAGTGCTTACCTTTAACCTTCTAAACTAAACGACCATGGCAGCACAAACCACCCCCATAAATGGGACTATTTACCAGGTGCAACTGAAGCCCAGCGGCGGCTCCGCTTTTAAGGCGATTGCAGACGAAACCACCAGTACCCTGGACTTCACCGCGGACCTTCTGGAATACAGCAGCAAAAGCGGGAGCTGCGAATGGAAAAACAGCCTGGGCAGCAAAAAGGGCTGGAGCCTTTCCGGGGATGCTTATTTTCAAAATGGCAGCGCCTCCGAGCTCACTTTTAAGGACCTTTTTTCCGAAATGGGCAAGGCCGTAGAGGTGGAACTGGTGCCCGTGGACTGCACCACCGGCCTGCCTATCCCAGACGAATACAAGTATAGCGGCACGGCAATTTTGACCAGCCTAAACCCCAGCTTCCCAGACGCGGAGCTGTCTACGTTCAGCTTTAGCCTCCAGGGGTCTGGGGAACTTTTGCAAACCGTAGTACCCACCACCCCATGAAGTTAGAAATTAACGGGAACCCCGTACCCTGGGACATGACAGTGCTTGAAAGCTTGGCCACCTACAAAGAACTGACCGGCAGAGAAGTGAACGAAAGCCCCACCGACATGGTGGCTTTTGCTTACGCCGGCTATGTAGGGGCCTGCGCCCTGGAGGATCGCGTGCCTATGGCCCTGGCAGATTTTCGCAAAAAGGCGAAACTTGTAAATGTGGCGCCTGACCCTTTGTAATTAGGCCGGCCCTGTTTTACCGGGGCTGGCTTCTTTC